ACGCCGCACTTCTCTTCCTTCTGGCAGTTGAAATAGCAGTACAAGGTGTAATCGATCAGACAGTCGGCAATCTATTGCGAGTCCTCGCCCTTTTGCCAGGGGCGCTGGGGACGGCCGCGCAGATGGTGGCTGACAATGTACGGGCATCACTTTACAGGAATGCTGACCTATTCAAAAAGATGCTCGGCGAGATGGATGATGCCCTCGAAGAACACTTCGCGGCCTGGGCCAACGTTGAAGAAGTACCCTTTATGCTGGCCCGGCCCGACTCCCTTGAGCAAATGCGGATAGACGCGGAACACCTCGCCGACGAGATCGCAGCAGCGGCCCCCGAGGTTGCGAAAATGCAAAACATATTCGGCGAGGGCGGGCTCTTCGCAGAGGCGGGGAAGGGTGCCGCCAAGCTCACCGCTTTCTTCGCTAAGGCGAGGACCGCAGCGGAGGATGCGGCTGATACGACGGAGCTAGACAAGTATAACCGAAAAGTACAGCGCGGTGCCGAAGAACTCAAGATCCTGATTGATGCCATCATCATGTCGGGCAAGGAGGGGAGAGCCGCGCTCGACGCGGCCGCACTCCAAGCAGGCATCAATTTTGATGCGTATTCGATTTTCACGGGTGGTCCCACCGCCGGGATGGCGCTCATGGACGAGTTCCTCAAATCCCTCGAGAAGGGCCGGAAGGCTGCGGAGGCTTTTAGGCAAGAGACAGAGGCGGCCTCTTCTAAGGGGCAATTCACAACACTCCTGTCGGGCATGGAGGCGTCACTGCACGACGCCCTTGACTCCACCCCCGCCGAAATGCTCAATCGGGAAATTGAGCGCAACACTGCCTCTATCACGGAATTCCACAACAAGCTCACCGCTCTCGGTGGACCCGGTGCCCAGGTGCTATCCGAGCTCAATGAACTGTTTGGAATCGGCGGCTCCTCCCTGAAGGATTACGCACGGTGGGTCGCGAAGACAATCCGTGACACGAAGGAATTGATCAAATCGACCGAGGCCATGAAGTCTCTCAAGGGTTTCTTCAAGGACTTGAGCGAGGGGCTGGAAGACGCCCTGGCTATCACTGATAGCGAGAAGTTCGAGCTCAAGCTTGCCCGCGGTCGCATGAAGGTCACAGAGCTATGGGCTGCCCTGAATGCAGAAGATCGGTCGGACCTGGCGAGGGCACTTGATCTAACCACCGTTTCGCTCGAAGGTTTCCTTGCGAAATACGAGGACGGAGAGGAACGCATACGCGAGGCAAGCGAGAAGATCCGTTTCAACCTCGGCGAGATGCTCGCGGGATCCATCTCGGAAGTCTTCACTGGCATTCTACGCGGCACTCGGGATCTCTCGGACCTGGTGAACTCCTACAAGGACATCGTTGTTTCGATCTTCGGGAAGATGATCGAAGAAACGATCAAGAAGAAGCTCAAACTTGACAAGGTGTTTGAGAAGAACTTCCTGGAGTATCTGCCAGACATGGTGCAGCGGGGTGTTACAAAGATGGGAAACGTGCTGGGCAGATTCTTCGAGTGGGCGATGCAGTTGATCATTGCGATTGGGCAATCGCTTGGGATTGGCACCCCAGGCACCCCAGGCCCCACCGGGAAATTGCCGGAACAGAGGGAGCTCGCAACCGGCGGCATCACCACCGGCCCGACCCTTGCCATGATCGGCGACAACCCGTCGGGCAAGGAGGCAATCATCCCTCTTGAACGATGGGACGAGGTCATGGGCAGGGTCGGCGGCGGCGGCGGCGGCGGCATCTCGGTCGAGATTCATGCGCCGACTGCGCTGGAGAGCCAGTCGAGCAGTAAGGACAGTTCTGGTGGCGAGTTAATCCAGTTCATCTTCGAGGGCGCGAAGCGGGCCGTGGCAGGCGACATCATGGAGGGTGGTGTCGTTGGACGTTCCATCGAGGCCGCATTCTCGTCACGCCGAACCGGAGGTCGATGATGCCCACCTGGCCGACTACAAATTCGATGCCCCAGGTGCTACCGATTGAGACCACCGAGAAATCGGACCCCAATATCGTTCAGACCCAGATGGATGTCGGGCCGCCGAAATTCCGACGGCGGTTTACCAGCATCGTCCGACACATACAGGTTCCGTCATCGCGCTTCCTCTTGACCGACGCGCAGAGAAACGACCTTCTCTCGTTTCACGACTCGAACTGCGACGGAGGCTCGCTGGCTTTCGATTGGGGCTCCACGGGTCCGATGCCAGAATTCGACGGAAACACGACGCAGCAATTCCGATTCGAGGGGCGGCCGGAATCCCTCTGCATCCGCGGTGGCACCGCGGACGAAAGGTTGTACCAGGTCACGTTGAAGCTGGAGATTACACCCTAATGCCGAGAGACGTTTCCGATTCTTTTAGAAACGCTTTTTGGTCCCAATCCACCGGCAAGGTCCCCATCGTCTTGCTGGAAATTAACCACGATACACTTTCGCTGCCTCTGCGCTTTGCGTTGAACACTGATCGCGTCAGAAAGAAGCCGATCAAGGCGCGACTCGCCAGTGCGTGGACAATCCATAGTGCCGCGAACATTCCCGTCGATGCGACTGAGTTTGAGTTGACCGACTCATCGCACACTCTTTTCGCCGATGGCAATGCCGTGACGATAGAACTCGATTCGGGCGAATACCACGATACCTCCGTCTCGAGCATCGACGCTGGCAACTCAAGCGTCATTGTGTCATCGGGGATACCAACGACCACCAGCGGTGAGCGATCCGGGGAATACGACGGCCGAGAGTTTGCGAAGTACTACGACTACTTGCCATTCCCGTTTTCGGTAACTTTTCCGAAGGACGAGGCGGGCGTGCCACCCACAGCAAAGCTGACAATCGACAATATCGACATGACGATTGCAAGCCAAATCAAGGCACTGTCCACACCACCCACAGCAAAGCTATCAATCGTTCTCGCGGATGATCCAGACACCACCGAATACGAGACACCTGAATTGGTCTGGCAGGCTACGCACATCAATCAATTCCAGGTCACGGGTACGCTGATCGGGCCGCGGGTGATGAATGTGAGTTACCCCATGGAGGACTTCACACCCTCGGTGTTCCCCGGTCTGTTCCGTGGCACATTCCCCGAGTAGCCATGCACTGGGCTGAAGAGTATGTCGGCTTGCCATTCAAAAGCAGCGGCCGTGACCGCGATGGCATCGATTGCTACGGATTGCTCGCATTGGTGATGCTGGAGCAATTCGGCATCGAGGTCCCAATCTTTCGCGGCTTGGGGCTAAAGAACATAGACCAGCAGGAAACCATTGGTGATCTGTGGACCGAGAGGGTTGAAGAGGACTGGGCAGAGGTGGAGTCGGGGAAAGAACTTCCCGGCGATGCGGTGAACCTGGTCGTTTACCGCTTGCCGCACTGCGGTGTTGTTGTCGGAAGCGGGAACATGCTCCACATCAGAGAGGGCGCTGGTGCGGTCATAGAATCATACACAAGAGGATCCCTTTGTCGGAGAGTGCAGAACTGTTACCGGCACCGATTACGGTGAATACGTCGCTTGCAGAGGCGACCCAGAACGGTTTGCTTCGCGTGCAGGATGGGTATTTCAAGGTCATTCTGTACCCATCGGTTTTCAGCAACGAACGTCGAGAATTCGTTGCGCCGGTTGGCACATCGCTGCGTGATGTTTTGGTGGACATGCTTGGATCAGGGATGGATCCGGGCGATGACACCACTCGCGTCCACGGTCTTGATGGCTTACCCGGCGATGAAAAATCCCTCGACTTCAAACCCCCAAGCGGCGAGATCGTGACGATTCGCGTAGAGCCCGGCGGGCTAGACCCGTGGACGATCACCGCGATTGTCTTGCTAGTCACCTCAGTCACTTTGACGATTGCTGGACTCATCACCGGGAATCAGAATCTGCTCTATGCCGGGGCGGGGATCGGAGTCCTGGCACTAGGCGTCGGGTTCTTGGCTGGTCCTGCTGCGGGCGCACCAGCGGCCGGTGGCGCCGCAGGAGGGACTCAATTTGGAACCCCACTGGCGGGTGCCGGTTCTCTCACGCTGGGTGAAGCGTTTGCGATTGGATCGCTCACGACCGGGGCGGCGAGTCTTATCAACTCACTGGTGCGCGGACAACCTGCCATCCCCGACAGTGGTAGCGTGGAGGACAGTCCGTTCCTGTCCGGTATTGGCAACGGTGTGCCGCGCTGGAAACCAGTGCCGTCTTCGTTTGGAACGGTGCTCTGGGCGCCGCCCAATGCCGCCTCGCAAGTCAATTTAGCAGAGGGCGGCGACACGGTTTACCTGGAAACCCTGTTCACTGCTGGCTACGGCCCGGTCGAGATCAGGGAAGAAGACATTATTTTGGACGGCGAACCTCTTGTAGCCTCTGAAATCGGCGATGACGGTTTACCAACCTACCAAATTGAAATTCGAGAGGGCTTCGCAGACGACGGCCCCCTGCGCCAATACGAGAGCGACGTTGATGCGGTCAGTGTTCTGACGAACCTGATAAAAAGCAAGCAACCGCTCGAAGATGGAGTCGTCTTCGATGCTAAAACAACCCGTGGGACCGTGGCCGCTGCCGCATCGCAAGGTGATACGACTATCCGGGTTGGCTTCTATCACCACAAAATCATCGGGGTCGGGGGAGGGGATCTGTATCTGCTCCAATCCAAGGGGCAAATTATTGGTGGCCCAGATCCTGAAAACGCAGATGCCACAGGACATGTGATCAATATCCAGCTAGATGACGGATCTTGGCAAGAGACGACCGTGCAGTCGGTCGGGGACTTAGATCCGTCGGATACCTTCGGAAAGTTTGAGAATGTTCCGACCAGGGTCAAGGAGGGGTACAGGGACCTTGTAATCGATCCACCATTGCGGTCGGCGTCGGCGGCCGGTAAGCCCGTTTACCACTTCGGGAACCGTTTCGAGACTCGGCGCACCCAGGCCGAGGCAGTCAAATACCGGGTACATCTACAAGCGCCGAATGGGATCTTTTGGGCGAGTGACGAGGGCGGAAAACTAAACCGGACCAACTACATAGGCTTGTGGCACCGGAGCGTCACGCCGACGAGTTCTGGCGATCTCTACGGCGACTGGGTGAATGTGTCAGGCAACTTAGGTTGGCAGGGACTGTCGGGATATAATGTGGACAGGAGTGGTCGGCCCGCCATCAATTTTTTCGGTGATGCCAGTGCTACGAAGGTCGGATTGGAAAGTGGCGAGGCCCACCATGAGCCATGTATATCGTGGCAGGGTAGGCGCCACGGCAGTGCGATGCTGACCATCGAGGTCGGCAACCTATACCCGTCTCAATACGAGGTGCGGATTGGGATCGTCGGGCACAGTTGGGGAATCAACGATTCCCACGCCGAGGGCACAACCAACTGGGTCGCACTCGATTCATCATCCACTTCTGATGCGATCCGAACTAATTCAAATATCGCCACGGTTGCACTCAAACTGAAAGCGACGGATGAGCGGACGGGGAACATCAGCGACTTCCGCATCAGGACGACCCGTCTTTCCCCCTACTACGAAAAGGGTCCGGGGAACAACGACGGCACCTGGCACGAGCCCAAATCTCGCAAGGCGCGGGCGAGGTTTATGGACGCACACAGTGCAAGCGATACGACGTTCGAGGTTCAAACCCGCGATTTCGTCGAGACAAACGACGCCATCCCTCCTTTCGCTATAGACCTACCTGTGGATCACTTTTCCGGGTTTATTGCCGGGGAAGATGTCGAGATTGACTCTGACGACTGGGGTGGCACGTTCACGATAGTCAGTAATTATGTGCTCAATGTGGGTATCGTTGTTGACGGGCATGTTTCTCTCCATTCGGTTCATGGAATGTGGATTCACGTTCCGCTAGCGGGAGGCGGAACACACGAGACTGTGGTGTCGGGAACCTTCTCGGACCTAAGCGGTGACACCATTCTTGCTTTTTGGCACGCAATGCCAGGGCCAGCTACCGTCAGTGGCACAGCGACCGTTTTTTCATCAACCGTCACACACATCACCGAGATATTGCCAAGTGTGGACGGTGGCCCCCGGCGTATCAGGCTCGCAACGCCAGTAAGTGCTGCCTCCGCTGGTGTAACCATCACGCAATACATCGAGAACGTAGCAATGCCAGCCGATCTCCTGAAGCAGGGTGACCGTGTTCTCATACAGACTAACTGCGTTACCAACCCGATAGGCCCGATCCCGACGAAGGAATTCATCGAAGCGGAGCTTGCGACCGACCTGACAGAGGACAACGGTGCATATGAATTCACGTTTACCGAGGGTATCTCTGAAAGTGTACTCGCGGGCGGAATCATCCAGATAGATTACGAAAGGTTCAAGTCTAGAAGTCCTGCGTGGGCGTATGCAGATGTGTTGCGCGGTGACGGGCAACCGAGACCGATTGATGACAAGTTCATCGATGCAGATTCGTTGGCCGACTGGCACGCGATGACACTAGATCCGGGTGCAGACTCGCAATACGAAGACAATGGCACGCCCGACCCATTCGGTGGTGGGCTCTCTACGGGCTTACAGCCCGCTATGCACTTCGACACGGTTGTCGATTTTCGCACGGCCACGGCCGACCTTTTGGACAAAATAGCCTCTTCTGGCCGCGCCTCGACGCACAGCCGTGAAGGTAGGATCGGGGTCATTTTCGACCGCGACCGTAGCAACGAATCGCCGGTCGCACTGTTTTCTCCGCGGAACATGTTGGCCGGATCATATCAGAACGAATTCCACTTCAACGATTTGCCGCATGGCTTCCGCATGAGGTTCAACGACGTGGAGGGTGTCCCCAGGGAGCACGTCATCTATCGCTCGGGGTACAGCGAGAATGGTGGCCTGGTCGGCGGTGAAGAGACGGTTCCGGCCGTGCGGTACGATTCGCTCTCATCCTGGGGGATGACAGACCCAGACGAAGTCTACGCATATGCGGTTTACACGATCAAGAGCATGGAGCGGCGGAATGACATTAGATCGCTGAGCGTTGACATGGAGCACTTGTCAGTCGAGCGCGGCGACCTGGTACTCTTCAGTCACGATGTCGGCTTCACAGGCGAGGCATGGGGCCGGATCAAGACCGTGAATCCATCGGCCGGTCTGACGATCATTTCGTCTGATGTGGAAGTTCATCTAAATAATGACGATGACCCTTCAGATGTGGACAATTATTTTGATCTACACGATGGTGGCAAGACGGTCGAGCTTTGGGGCCGAAGCACCGTTTTCATCGATCTACCGTTCAATCTCAATGCGAACTCGAAGATCGTATTCGACTACCGGGCCGATGGCGCAGAGATTGAGCAAAGTCGATTTGAGGTGGTGACCGGGAATGGCAGCGGAAATGCTTCCAAGGCATACCTCCTCTGGGGCAATGAGATTTGGGGTGGTGGAGACAACCCGCACCACCGTTACAGCGACTACGATTGCGGAGTCAGGTTTGATTTTCATGGAGGCGCGGGAGATTTTAACGCTTTCGGCACGGGGACAATCACAACACCGGACAACAATCGTATCAGATACACCGAGACGACATCGAATGCATTTTTTCATACGAACAATCCATCCGGCCCCTACATGGATATTGACGGTTCCGAATTCACACATGTGAGGTTGTACACGAATCTCGAGCAGCAGGGGACTGGCGCGACCTGGGATGGCCGGTTGAAGTTTTGGACCGGAACTGGCGACATGGGTGATGACGGTGATGTGTTCGCGGACGAGCCAGTATCGTGGCTCGGGGCGAACCGCGAAATCGTTTGGGACATGAGCGAAGTGTCAGCTTGGACGAGTGGTCGCATCAAGGGAATTGAAATCCAGCTATTCAACGGTTCCGGCAATGGATCGTCCGCAGAAAATACGATTGTGGACTTCTATTATCTTCATGTTGACAACAACTTCACAAGAAAAACCAACCCCTGGGATGAAGTCGTGATCGATGACATTTCCGGCTGGGTCGGGAGCAACCCAAGCGACGATTACTACATCGTGCTGCGTCACGAGAATGATCAGTCCAAGTCGGGCCACTCCTTCTTCCGAAACATCCGTATCATTGAGGATGTGGACACGGACGAGGTCGGCAAGTCCATCGGCTGGCAGAACTCGCTGGTTCACACTCCGGGCGGGACTAATACTTGGTTTGGCGGCAGTTCTGACCTGGTGGCCGGGCCGACCTCGCTGACCTGGACTCACACAGGCAGTGGCGCCTATTTCAGGCCCAGTAACAGCGAGAACCTCCAAATCGACGGGTCCGCTTTTCCATTCGTTCGATTGAGGATCAAGAAGATCACCAGCAACTATTCGTCGTGGGAAGGCCACTGCTGGTACAGACGAGACGCGGACACCAGCTACGAGACAGATCGGCGCGTATCGATTGCAGAGCCTGGAAGCTGGAGCGACGGCGAGACGTTGACCCTTGTGTGGGACTTCAGAGACGATGCCACTTGGACGGCCGGGACAATTG